GAAGCAATTGGAACTGACGCTGCTGTGCATCTTGTAGATACTAATACTTTCCAACTTTCTTGGCCATCTGTATATATGATTGATGATGTAACATATCGTGCTAGTTCATTTTAAGAAAAGGAGACAACATGGGTACCGTTTTAGGTCTTACTGCCGCACGAACTCTCGAAATTGAGGCCGCCTCTGTTGTTTCAGGAGTAGTCAATAGTTCTGGCGATTTAATTCTTACAACACACGGTGGAACAGACATTGATGCTGGACACGTTCGTGCTTCTAACTACGATGTCTCCTCTGAAACTGCCCCCGGTATTATACAAATAGCAACTACTGCAGAAACGTTAACTGGAACTAATGCGCTTAAAGCAGTTACTCCAGCGGATCTTACTGCACGCACGGCAACCTTATCTGAAGTAACTACTGGTACAGACAACGTAAAGGCCGTTACCTCACTAGGTCTTAGACAAGAACGTAAGTTAGTAACAACATACACTGGAATTATCGAGTCTGGTTGGTCTACAGGAAAACCTAAGGTTACTCTTGATCCTGGACAAGATGTGTCAGGTGTTGTTTCCTGTTTTCTTGCTGGTAACCTTGACGACTCTATTATTGCGTCAGCTGCTGTTATTCTAACAAGAACAAATGCTGGTAACTGGGTTATATTAGATTCATACGCCGATAGACCACGTTTTATGCGTCAGATTCCGTTAACTATCGAACCTGGTTTTGGATGGTTTCTAAATAGTGATAATATAAATACTGACCAAGCCCATCAGGTTGGTGAAGGACCTTCCAATTTTGGAGGTTCTTGGGAATCAGGAATAGGTGCCGCAGGTACGCCATATGCTACTTGTACAAAAACTGGAATTGTAACAATTGAAGGTCTAATTTCTAATTCTACTGGCATTTCCCCTGCAGTTGGTACTATTATTACTCGTTTTCCAATGTCTCTTGTTCCTACTAGAAACCAAATTTTTGAGACAATAGCAGGTAACTCTGGTGGACAAGTCGCTGTTTGTACTGATGGAACAGTTCGGTATATTTCTGGTGATATTGCTTTTCTCTCTCTTAATGCTATTCGTTTTAGAACTGCTGCTTCAGTTACTGCAAGTCTTGCTACGTCAGTTGCATTAACTCTTAATGCTGGTTTTATATCATTCAACACTGCACTTTGGACTGGAGAACCTGGTTCTACAACACATACTCCAAGCTATACCATTGATTCAGACAACGTTGCAATTTTTGAAGGAAGCGTTGGTGTTTCAACAAATAAAGGAGCAGGTAGCGACATTGCTACATGTGGTGCTTTTACTAATGACTATTCTACACATAATGTTGCAACAATGACTGGCGGTTTTTCAACCATTGTTTTTGGAGCAATGGGTGGTGCTGCTGGTTTAGGTAAAACTATTTCCTTGGGTAAAAATTTGAATACTGGTCAGTTTCTTTCTATTGCAAACGTTCTATGGCTTAATCAACCAACGTTAACATCATTGTATGTTTCAAAAATAAACTCTTGGGTTGATTATAGTCAGTATTCTTCTGATATATGGGCTTCTCCTAGATTTTTTAGAACTCCGTCAGGACTTGTTATAATGTTTGGTCTATGGTCGACAGGAACTATTGGTCAAGCTATGACGTTAATCCCTGATGGTAGTCGTCCTAGGTTCAAGTCACTTTTAGCCACAGTCTCTGTTGATGCTATAGCTAGAGTTGACATTGGAAATCCCGCAGCTCCAAACTATGGTTCTCAGGGCGTTGTTCCTATCACCGGTTCTAACGTCTGGTATTCTCTCGATGGCGTTAGTTGGCCCGCTTACCGATAATCAAAATGGGAGTTGTCATGATTAGTGTTGAGACTAAAGGCAACTTTAATAGATTAGAAAATTTTCTTTCGTCTGTCACTGCTAAACTTAGTATCGACAGTTTTTATGCTATGTTGGCGTCTTATGGTGCTGCTGGAGTTACTGCTCTTGCCTCAGCAACCCCACGAGACACTGGACGTTCTTCTGTGTCTTGGACATATAACATTACTAACATGTTTGGTTCTTATGAGCTAAGTTGGATGAATGATGACCTTGATTCTCAAGGTACTCCAATTGTAGTTCTTATCGAGTATGGCCACGGTACTGGAAGTGGTGGTTATGTCTCCCCCAGAGGTTTTATCAATCCAGCAGTTCAACCAATAGTTGATCAATTAACAAACGATCTCTGGTCGGAGGTGACTTCAGCATGAGTAGTACCGATGAACGAATCGTATCAATGCGCTTCGACAACGCTCAATTTCAGAAGGGCATAACACAAACAACAAGTTCTCTAGAGGAGCTTAAGAAAGGTCTGGATTTAAAAGGTGCTACTGACAGTCTAAACGGCCTTGGAGAAGCTGGTAAGAAGTTCTCGTTAGATGGTATTGCTTCTGGTATTGATAATATTTCTTCTAAGTTCAGTGCGTTTGGTGCTATCGGCTTTAGTGTTATTCAGAGTCTGACAAACTCAGCAATGAACTTTGGTAAGGGAATTCTTTCGAGTATTCTTGACCCTCTTATTCAAGGTGGCGAGCAGCGAGCTCTAACCATTGAGCAAGCTAAGTTCCAGTTTGAAGGCCTTGGTATGGATATTGAAGCTACCATGGCGAGTGCTAAAGATGCTGTTCTTGGAACAGCATACAGTCTTGCGGATGCTGCTAAGGCTGCTTCTATTTTTGGTGCTTCTGGTATGCGTGCTGGACCAGAAATGACGTCTTCTCTACGAGCAGTCGCAGGTGTTGCTGCTATGACCGGTGCTAGTTATGAAGATATTTCAAACATCTTCACTGCTGTTGCAGGTAATGGGCGTATGATGGGTACTGAACTTCTCCAGTTCTCTTATCGTGGTCTTAATGCTGCAGCAGTTCTTGGTGAAGCTTTGCATAAGCCTGAAGCAGAAATTAGACAGATGGTCACTGCTGGAGACATAAGCTTTAAGATATTCTCTGATGCCATGGATCAGGCATTCGGAGCACATGCTACAGATGCTAACAAGACGTATACTGGTTCATTAGCTAATATGCATGCAGCTTTGTCTCGTATTGGTGCTGCGTTTGCTACTCCACACTTTGAGAACCAGAGAAGAATTTTCAATGCTTTAACTCCGGTGATTGACAACGTTAAAAAAGCACTTTTGCCTCTCGTTGATGCGTTTACGTCAATGTCTGCAATAAGTACTGACAAAGTTGTTGCAATGATTCAAGGAATAGATCTAAAACCATTAATCATGGCCTTACCGTTTCTTGTTAAAGGTTTTCAGAATCTTCTAGACGTTGCAACTGCAGTAATGGCGCCAATAAAAGCAGCTTTTAAAGATGTCTTCCATCCAAACACGTTTGATTATCTTGGTGATTTTGCTGCTAAATTTCAAGACTTCACAGCAAAAATCAAAATAGGAGTAACTACAACAGAGAATCTTAAGCGAACTTTTGCTGGAGTCTTTGCCGCGTTTGACATAGGTGTAAGAATCGTTAAAGAAATTTTTGTTATGTTTGGAAATCTTTTTGGTTCTGTGTCTACAGGATCTGGAAGTATTCTAAACTTCACAGGAAATATCGGAGATTTTATTGTAAAGGTAGACAACGCGATTAAATCAGGAACTACTCTAAAAGACTATTTTACTGCTTTCGGAGCAGTTCTAGCAACGCCCATACTGTTTATTAAGAGTTTTATCACTCTTCTTGGTTCACTCTTCGATAACGTTAAGGGTCTAGATCTAAGTGGTTTTGATGGCGTCGGGGATAGATTGTCCAAGAGTTTCGCTCCCCTAGGAAAAGCTGGTTCTATTCTTTCCGATGTTTGGGACAAAACTAAGAAAGTTATCACTTTAGCTTGGCAGAAAATCAAACCCATTCTTGATACAATGGCAGATGGTTTTAAGCGTCTTGGTACGACCATTGGAGACGCATTAAAAACTATGGATCCGGATACTGTTTTGCATGCTATTAACACCGGCTTATTTGCGGGTGGTTTGATTATTATCAAGACCTTCTTAAACAGATTCTCGGGTCTGTTTTCTGGTTCATCAAAATTCACATTCATTAATTCAATTAAGTTAACCTTTACTTCTTTAACTAACTCGTTAAAAGTTATGCAGTCAGAACTCAAAGCCAAGACATTACTCGAAATTGCTGGAGCTATTGCTCTTCTTGCTTTATCTGTAATTGGGCTTTCTCTAATCGATCAAAGTAAACTTACAACCGTCATACCAACTATACTTTTACTCATGACCAGTCTAATGGGCAGTTTGTATGCTTTTACTATAATATCAACGCCCGCTGAAGTATTAAAAATGATGGCTCTTGCAGCAGCAATGATCTCATTTTCTGTTGCAATTGACATTATTACTCTTTCAGTCATGGCGCTTAGTAAACTTAGTTGGGAAGAGTTAGCTAAGGGTCTTCTTGGTGTGACTGTACTTATGGGTGTGCTGGTTACTGCAGCTGAACTATTAGATGATAACACTTCCGGACTAGTTCTTGCTGGTGCAGGACTAAAATTAATTGCGTCGGCAATAGCTGTTCTTGCTAAAGTTGTTAAAGAATTGGCTAAACTGTCTTGGGAAGAACTTGCTAAGGGTATTTCAGCAATAACGCTTATGTTAGCTGCTTTAGTTGCTGGTGTATCTTTAATGGACGCTACTCTTCCTGGATCTGCAGCACTTGTCGTTGCTGCTGCAGCATTAGCTATTCTTCAACCAGTTCTTAAGAAGTTCTCAGACATGTCATGGGAAGAGATTGCTAAAGGTCTAGTAATGCTTGCTGGTGCTATAACAATTCTTGCTGTTGGCTTGACTTTAATGGATGCTACTATTCCTGGATCTGCAGGATTATTAATTGCTGCCGGTGCATTATGGGTTCTTCAACCAATTCTTAAGAAGTTCTCAGAGATGTCATGGGAAGAGATTGGTAAAGCCATGACAGTGCTTGCTGGATCTATAATCATTCTTGCTGCCGGTCTGACTTTAATGGACGCAACTATTCCTGGATCTGCAGGACTACTAATTGCTGCTGCAGCATTAGTAGTCCTGCAACCAGTTCTTGAGAAGTTCTCAGGCATGTCATGGGAAGAGATTGCTAAAGGTCTAGTTGCACTTACTGGAGCATTGTTGATTCTTGCTGGCGGTCTGACTTTAATGGACGCTACTCTTCCTGGATCTGCAGCACTTTTTGTAGCATCAGAAGCACTTGCTGTTCTTGGCCCGGTACTTGTTTCTCTAGGCGGAATGTCATGGGCAGATATAGGTAAGGGTTTGGCAATTATTGCTGGCGTTTTCTTGGTGTTAGCAATTGGTGGGGAAGCTTTAGGTCCCGTTGTTGGGACATTTGTTGTTTTTGGTCTTGCTATGTTGTTAGTCGGAGTTGGAACTCTTGCTGCTGGCGTAGGTATACTCGCTTTCTCTGCTGGCCTGGTAGCAATAACTGGAGTAGGTTTTGCTGCCACTCTTATGATTGGCAATTTTGTAAACACGATAATAGAGCTTCTTCCTAAGGCTATGGAGGCTTTAGGAAACGGCATTGTTGCATTTGCTAAGATTATTAGTGACAATGGACCAACGTTTGTTGCTTCGATCGTTACACTTATTACATCCTTGGCTACAGCAATTAACACAACGTCACCAACTGTTGCGAATATGATTATGAATCTTATTCAATTGCTGTTAAACGAACTAGACAATCATCTTCCAGATTTCCAAGCCAAAGGTTTAGATATTATCAACAAGTTGCTTGACGGTCTTGTTGATAATATGCAAGGCATTACAGATAAAGCAATGCTCGTAGTTACAAAGTTCCTTGACGGAATCGGTGACCATATTGAAGAAGTTGTTGCTAAGGGCCTGTACATAGTTACAAAATTCATAGACGGAATTGCTTCAGGATTACCTGATCTTATTAACTCAGCAGGTAATCTTGCTCTTTCTTTCGTTAATGACGTTTCTGATTGGATTACAAATAATCAATCAAAGACAGACACAGCAGGAACTAAGTTAGCCCACGCAATAATTGACGGCGTAGCAAACGCGATGTCTGATCTAGGAAGTATTGCGAACTATGCAGCAACTAAACTAGCTAACGGTATGTTTGATGCAGCAATGAAGGCTATAGGTGCAAAGTCTCCATCAAAGAAATTCTATCAACTTGGCGAGTTTGCTACTCAAGGACTTGTCCTTGGTCTAAATGAGACGGCAGTAAACGTAAATAATGCAGCAACAAACATTGGAGTAGATGCTTTATCTGCTCTAAAGGCTTCTATGGCTAACGTTTCCTCTGCTATTACTGCCAACATAGACGCACAACCAACTATTAAGCCAGTTCTTGATCTCTCTGACGTTAAGAGTGGTGCTGGTCTTATTAGTAGTCTTCTTACCACGTCTAGCATTGCTGTAGGCACATCTTATAACGCAGCATCATCCATTGCTGTTGATACACGTACTGCTCAACAGGTTGCAACAGAGACGACCCCCGTCGCTACGACACCGGTAACTAACTCTCTAACCTTCGTGCAGAACAATACGTCTCCAACTGCATTGTCAAGTGCTGATATTTATAGGCAAACCAAGAATCAACTATCTGTCGTGAAGGGAGCACTGGTTAGCTAATGCTTACTAAAGTAGAAGTTTTTAATTCTCGTGGTAACACGCTAATGCTTCCTTTTAAGGGTAGTACTTCTGGTTGTCTTGTAAAAGATATTACGGGACTTAATCCAGTGAAGGCGACAATCGTTTCTTCGTCGTTTGCACTTATGGATGGTTCTGAGTATCAGGCAAGTCGTAGAGAAAGTCGAAACATCGTTATTACGTTGGGTCTTAATCCAGACCAAAGAGTCACGGACGTTCAGACGCTTAGAAGTAGTCTCTATGGCTTCTTCATGCCGAAGACGTCCGTGACTCTGCGGTTCTTTATGGACGACATAGCCTTTGTTCATATCGCAGGAATGATCGAGTCCTGTGACGCACCTATATTCTCAAAAGATCCAGAAATGGTTATATCAGTATTATGTTTTGATCCCGAATTTGTTGCAGAAACACCAATAGTTTTCAGTGCAACAACAGTAAACGACTCTACTATGCGAGCTATCGTATACCCCGGTACTGTTGAGACAGGTTTCATTCTATCACTAGCTGTTAGCTCAGTGCTTACTGAGTTTACCCTATATGGTGTTTCTCCTATGGGTGACCATTGGGCAATTGACGTTTCTGGAGATTTTGTTGCTGGAGACGTTATAGAACTAAGTACCGTGTCAGGTAACAAATATGCCACTCTAACAAGAACTGGTGTGACGTCATCAATAATGTATGCAGTTTCTCCAATGTCAACATGGTTTGATCTATTTCCTGGAATAAGTATGGTTCGTATTCTTACAAATGTGACGGGGAGTCCGTACACGATTACGTATACGCCTATGTATGGAGGAATCTGATGGAGCTTTATGTTCTTGATGACTCTCTTCGTCGTGTTGGCATGATTGATCAGTATATGTCTCTAATTTGGACAGAACGATATTCTGCATATGGTGATTTTGAGTTAGATCTAGTTTCTACTAGAAACACTAGAGATCTCTTAAGTATCGGTAAAAGACTTGTTATCAATAAGTCATATCGTGTTATGGTTATCGAGACTGTGGAGAACAAGGTTGCATCAGACGGCACGGCTACACTAAAGGCCTCTGGTAGGTCGTTAGAGAGCGTTCTAGAGGATCGTGTGGCCATGCCTCTGATACAAAGTCTTACCTTGTTACCTAAGTGGATTATCACTGGTACGCCTGGAGATATCGCACGAACCATATTCCAGACTATTTGTGTTGATGCAACTCTTAATTCTGGAGACACAATTCCTTTCTATACACCAGGAAGCATCTTTCCTGCAGGAGGAATTCCAGAACCAACAATACCAGTAACGGTAAGTCTTGATATCGACACCGTATATAACACGATAAAAAAGATCTGTGACTTCTATAATCTAGGTTTCCGTTTAGTTAGAAACTTTGATACTTCACAGTTATATTTTGACGTTTATACTGGAAGTGATAGAACTACACTTCAAACGTTACTTCCTGCTGTGGTTTTCAGTCCAGAGCTTGATACGCTGACTAACACGTCAGAACTTAAGTCTACAATGGTTTATAAGAACGTAGCTTACGTCTTTTCTGCAAACGGAGCATTAATTGTTTACGGTGATAACATTGACCCAACAATCTCTGGTTTTGACAGAAGAGTATTAATGGTTAACGCTACTGATATAACAACCATAGAAGGTTCTGATCTAACAGACCAATTAACACAACGTGGCCTTGAGGAATTAGCTAAGCAACGAATCGTCAATGCTTTTGATGGAGAGATTCCAAAGTCTAGTTCTTACGTCTATGGCGTTAGTTACAATCTTGGTGATCTTATTCAGATTCGAAACACAGACGGTGTTTCTACTAACATGCGAGTAACAGAACAGATCTTTGTGTCTGACACGACTGGTGAAAAGTCGTACCCAACATTAGCTATTGATACATTGATTGAAGCTGGAACCTGGTCCTCATGGTCGGCCAGTTATGTTTGGGATGACGCAATTGGCGTTTGGGCAGACGCTTAAACTTAAAAAGGAGAATCAAAATGGCAGTAGGTGATGAAGCGCTGGCAGCAGGTTTTCCACTTGTGCCTAATACCGGTCCTGAGGGTTTGGTTCGTTATGGTGCTCGCGAGATAAATCGAACAAGAGATTTTATTGCTGAGGTGATCTCAGTCATTGCCGGCGTCTTACCCGTAGTCAGGGGTGGTACAGGTGCAGCAAATATCATAGACGCACGAGTAAATCTTGGAATTACATCTGGAACAGATCTACCTTCTGGTGGTAATCCAGGGGACATCTATTTTAGAATTATTTCCTAATAATGACTAGATATACCGGAAACACGGTTAACTATTCTGGTGGTAGTTATTACAACATAGTCGACGTTACGTTTAGTTGGCCTATGATAGACACGTGGTCAACGTATGCTCTTGTGACTACGTCCGTTTTTATAAACGGCGCATATTCTGGAACTATAACTATTAATGGTTCAGACCCATCTGAAAGTTGGACCGAATGGGGTCTTCCTGTTGTTGCTCCTGGAACATTTCAAGCTCATAGTCATTCTTTTATTGCTACTTTTTCTCCCGATAATTTGTCGATGCACGTTACTTCTTGGGCCTGGAACATGCCTGGAGATGGCGGAGATATTTCGTCTATCGACGTCGAAGTCCCAATGCCTGCAATGACAACGTATGTAAACGTTAATGGTGTTTGGAAGAACTCTATGCCTTATGTTAATGTTGCGGGTGTTTGGAAGAACGCTATTGCTTACAAGAATGTTTCTGGAATTTGGATACAATAACCTTATATTCTATTAAAGGAGTTTTAAATGCCTACTAATATTACTTCCATGCTATACACAATTATTAAGAATCTTGCCCAGTATGTGATGCCAGCCCTTGCTGTCCTTGACGTATCTTTAGCAGCTATTTGGGGGTTGCCATACACGACTCAGATTCTAGCTACTATTAGCGCGATTACGCTCTTCCTAGGTGTTATACAAGGATTGTTCGAGAGGTCTAACGCTGCCAGGGGCAAGCAGTATGACGGCGCTCTTGTTATAGATAAGACAGATTCTACTAAGGACACATATTCGCTAGAGGTAACCACACCACTTTCTGAGCTTGGTAAGAAGATGCATATTGTTCTAAAGGTGGAGAACCTTACTGATTAGGCTCGCGGAAAAAACATGCCTTATAATGAGATACCCTAATTATAAGGAGACATCATGCCATTCCGCAACCCGAACAACAACCAGAACGGTTTGGAAGAGGTGATCGATCGTGCACTCTTCGAGATGCAGGATTTTGATTCTGGCTCAGAAGAGTTTGCAAGGATCGTCGATCAGCTCGACAAGCTCTTCAAGATGAAGGCCTACGGCAAGAACGAGTCCAGTCTTAACATGAACTCGCTGCTCGCCGTCATTGGTAATGTCGTCGGCATCTTCTCCATCCTCGGATACGAGAAGGCGCATGTCGTGACATCCAAGGCGATCAGTTTCGTCATGAAGGCGCATGCGTGATAACTAAAACAGTTGACGGCTTCTAAGAGATACCATATTCTTAGAAGCCGTCAACTGTTTTACACAGACTTAAATTTTTGCCCCGGTGGATATTTGACGTAGCCTCGCGAGATTTACACGCCCTATTATGAGAAGAAGAATGATACAACCGTATCACACTTCTCATAATTTTTCAACCCACACGAAAGGCGTCATCATGTTCAAGAACATCAACCGCGAAGAGATGCTCAGCCTCGTTCTGTGGGTTGTTTCCTTCGAGCTCCTCATCGCTTGGATCGTCGTTCGCTGACCATCAACCACCTCAACATCCACGCATTGCACACGAAGGAGTTTCTCATGGACAACTACGACGTCAACACCGACCCCATCATGATCAACCACCTCGAGCTCCTCGCCTTGCACGAGAAGGAGTTTCTCATGGAAAGCAACGACATCGCCGAGAAGACTGAAGCACGCAAGCGTCGCGTCGAGAAGATCCAGCGTGCGTTCTTCATCGCTCAGGTCGTTGTTTGTACCGTCAGCGCCATCGTCACGGTGAAGATCGCAATCGACAACGCCAGGAACTCTGACGACAACGAAGACGACTAACCGTCAAAATAGGAGCCCCTAACACGGACTCTTATTTTCAACCATTCATGATTGTCTAACAAAGGAATAGAAATGAACAAGCATGTAGAACGTATAAAGACCCACTTCAAGGAGAACAAGCAGGTCGCAGGAATAACATGCACTATAATGAGAGACTCCAATAATGGATTAGCCGATAAGCTGATCTGGATGGCCTGCTGTTAAGCGGACCGACTTGGCCTGCGTGTGACGCGGACCAACATTATTGGAGTCTATCATTATTTCCTCGCATGATTTACATGCCTTATAATGAGAAGAGATTCTAGGTCAGCGCTATGCGAAGACCGAAATCTAGGTCAGCGCTATGCGAAGACCGAAATCTAGGTCAGCGCTATGCGAAGACCGAAAATAGAATCCTCTCATGGAGAAAAAGTTCCTAACCAGGGCTTTTTCTTTTTCTCCTCGCGAGATTTACACGCCCTATTATGAGAAGAAAGAAACCTTGAATCTGCTAAACTAATTACTTAGCGCCTTCTCATTATTTTTTCCAACCCACTCACAAGGAGATCGTCATGTTCAAGAAGATCCTCGCCGTTGTTGTTCTTCTCTTCGTCCCCCTCTTCCTCTCCTCCTGCGCATCCGTCGACAAGACTTCTACTCCCACTCAGACATCATCAGTTCAGCCCACTCCGATTTCTCAGATTGGTGACGTTGATACTCTGTCCTCCGTTACCACTTGGGACGGCACATGGACCAACGACAACTCGTCAATGATCGCTGTCGTTTCTGGAGATAACATCGTCATCACTCTCAACTCTACCGACTCTGAGTCATTGTATTGGCAGGGTAGTTGGTCGTCAGTGACGCCAACCTCTAACGGAGCGACAGTCGTCTCGAACGCAGACGTCGAGGTTCTTTCACACTCATTGATGGGTTCGCAGGACACAGCCAAGACATTCACTCTCGTTGACAACAAGCTCGAATTCTCGTGTTCCTTCTTCGGAAAGACGGCGACGATCAAGCTCAAGAAGTCCTGACTATTCATTTCCCTGCAGTAACCAACAACCAGCTAAGGACTATAAAATGAGCACTCTCGACATTCTCGTCCCTGTCGTGACAACTGACAGATTCATGGTGCAACTCTTGAACGATGCATGTCCAAAAGATGTTGCTGACGATGATGGGTGGGCGACCTTCGTCATCGAGACCCACTGTATCATGACGAAGATCAAGGCAAAGAAGTTGGTTGTTCGTGAGCCAGCTGGTCTTCCTTCTGGGTGGATGATCAAGTCTTTCGAGGAGGTTTATGCCTAATCGTGTACTCACTTTCCTTAGGCGAAAGAGAGACAACGATCAAGTTCAAGAAGTAACATGCTAGCTTGGTCTGAAAGTTGGGATATATAGTTCTATATCCTAGCTGGTTGGGTTCGATTCCCAGCACAAGCATGTTACAAAAACAATTGGCTCACGCCTTTTGTTTTTGTCTTACCCCTCGCGAGATTTACACGCCTTATTATGAGAAGAGATTCTTGCCCGCAAAGCAAGTTACTTCTCATTATATTTTTACCCCACATCGAAAGGAAACCCATGTGTGCAACCTGTGACGCGAACAAAGCTTTTACAGATTTCCATGAGGCTGAGAAGGCTCGCCAAGCTATTCCCAACGCGTGGAAAGCGTACCATGACGCAATCGCTGAGTTGGTAAGTCTAGGGGAACTTCATCCGTTAGTCCCTACTATTACTCTGGACGGAACGCAATGACTCGTGATGTGATTATTCAAACTCTATGGATCATGATAGACATGATCTGTATATCTCTTGCTGCAATGACTGTCTACGATGTGACAAAGGCACTAAACTCATGGCTCAAAAACCGACAGAAGGGAAAGAAGTGAACAATCTCGAAGAGGTTGGCAGAGTTATTGCAGGTGCAACGGCATCTAATAGGCCTGGAACTAGTGGAAAGAAGAACGACTCAGTCAACCACCCATCCTACTACACCGACGGAAAGATCGAGGTAGCAAACTATATTGCCGACCAGAATTTCAACTTCTTCCTAGGAAACGTGATCAAGTACGTTTCTCGTGCTGGTAAGAAGAACCCCATGACTTACATCGAAGACCTTCAGAAGGCCGCTTGGTATCTGAACCGAGAGATTGAAAGGATTAGTGCCGATGCACGTTCCAGTTACTGAGATCGCAAAAGGTCTTCGTAGTACCATATCCAATAACTCTCCAGCAATCATGACTGCGGTTGCAGTTACTGGGACA